TCGTAAGTAGTTCCAAGTTCAGCTGCAATTTCTTTTGCAGTAAGTTCACGACCTGTTACCAAAGTAACAATTTTTTCTCTAATTTGATCGTAGGAAAATCTTTCTTTATTAATAACAAATACTCTACCTTTTTTTTCTAAACTCATAAACTTCCTTTAATGTTTTAATGTCATCAAATGGTACAAGTGTAATTTTATCATCCTTGCCATCTCTGGTGTATATTTTATATATACCTTTTCCTGTCTGATAATTGTTTTGCTTGAGTTTATAATTTATATATGCTAGCAGCTCTTTTCTATCTACAACAAACCATGTATCAATTCTTTCAAATACAATAAAATCAGCTTTGCCTTTAATCCAACCATCATCACCAACAATATTAGTTCCCTCTATCCAAGTACACTCATCCTGCACTTGATCTTTTGTTACGTTCTTAATTGCCTTAACATCAAATTTTAATCTTGGTGAATTTAATACAGCATTTAATTTTCCTTCAACATCCCAATGCTCATACATATCTTGTACTTTGGTTGCTGGTATTGCGTCATGCAAGCACTCTTCAGAAAATCTTTTCTCAGCATCTAATCCTACTTCATACTGATCTTCTCTGAAATATTTCTTCATGAACAGTCCCTAATTTTGCACTCCCAGCGATTTGATTTATTCTTAAACCACCCATGCACTATCACTTTGATACCAGCTTTTCTTATTGCACCAATAGCTTCACAGTTAGCAATTTTTTTGCAGCGAGCCAATGCGTTACCAGCAGTTGTGGTCTGCACGAACACTATTTCATTATCCCTTAATGCAACTATATCGCATATATTGAACAAATCCTTGCGAGTACGACTGAATGGATTCCAGTGTTCTGATATGTCTACAGTGTAGCCTTGTTCTTTTAAAAATTTTAATGATAGTTGCGTAGGTGAGTATTTACTCATTAGGTACTTTTTCTACTTCACCAGTTGATTTATTACATTGATATGTTGGCAATGTTTCTTTTTTCTTTTTACCAAAAATCAAATCGTAGTTGTCCAAGTATTCTTGAGATGTTGGTTTGCTTACTAATGAATCGCCAGTTACATTATTTGTTGCTGCCATTCATTCCTCCATGATAGATGATTTAATAAACTTGTATGCTGCCTCAATTGCTACAAATGGAATTAAGAATGGCACTAACATAAATCCAATAATACCAACAACAAATTTCATCATTTAAGTTTTACCTTGTCGTTTTCAAAAAGCCATGCAATTGTTTTGCGATGAGCTGATTCCCATAAGTCAATGCGTTCATCACGCTTCATGGTTTTATCATTATCAATCATAAAATGGCAGGCATTACACAATGCACTTATTCTGAAATCATGAGATTTTTCGCCCATGCCTTTTCCATCACGTTGCTGATTAGAGTGAGCTGCGCATACTGTACCATCTTCAATCCCACAAGACATACATGGAGCTTCACGTACCACCTCTAAAAGTTTTTTATTTCTGTAAGTCATTGCATCACACTTTCTTGATGTGCATCATAATTAAAATTAAAACCAAATTGCTTACCCCAAGATTCAATCATTTCCATGTACTCATTGAATTCTTTTACTTTCATGCGAGCTGTGGATTTTAATGTCACAACTTTATGTCCAGCAACTTCTTTGGTTTCAGACGTAAAATGAAAAAGCATTAATTCATGCATCTCTTCTGCGCCATATCCTAAGTGATCACCTAGTAAATGCAGCAGCTGCCAGTACCTGCGATTTTGATTAGATGATCTTGTATCATCATGCTCAAATACTAAAACGTCATACAATTGATTTTCATTGTAATTGAGGGACTTAAATCTGTCTATTAGTTTGTCTAGATTGTGCTTGCCCAAAAGAAACTGAATCGTTGCCTTTATCATAATCATCCTTCCAGTTAGTTGATTTTGCTACTACACCATTTTTAGCTGTAAATTTCCAAGCTATCTCATTAGGCTTTCCATCCTTATCAAGTAATGGATTACCATCTGCGTCAAGATTAAACAATTTATACCAATCAGTATTTTCTAATTTCATAACTACCTCCCAATGGGTCTATCATAATATCTTAAAGATTTAGGATCGTAATACAATCCCACTGAACCTTCGTACTCAAAATGCCTTTGCTTTAATACACTCATGTAAGCATCTGGAATAATCTTTGCCTCTTCAACACTTAACTTACCAGCCTCAAGTTTATCGCTTTTAGATTTATTGCGATAGACGCTGATTACGTTATCTGCCAAATTTGTCAAATGTGTACTCCCTGACACGTCATGCTTCTTAGGTGCGCCACCAAACTCGTCACCCTTCCTTGAGTGTGCCACTAAAAAAATATGAATGCCAAGATCACGACAAGCCACAGCACAGCGATCTGTAAATTGTTTCTGTAAGTTGTAATCATCTTCATTAATACCAATCTTCATTAATGAGTCTATCACTATAAAATTCACACCCAACTGCTGGGCAGAGTAGTAGATAACACTCATTATACTATCTGGACTTGTAGTGCCTTGCTGATCGTACAAAAATAATTTCCCACTAGTGTTGTTTAAAAATTTATGAATGACATCTTCGCTTGGTTTGTCACCATTAGATGATTGCCTAATTAATCTTCCAAGAGTTGACTTCACAGACATCTCAAAGCTCGCAATTAAACACTTGTAATCATTCCTAAGCAAATGCAACATCATGTAGCTCAAGAGCATTGACTTGCCATGACCACTCCATCCAGACACAATTGTTAAGTCACCAGCTCTAAGCCTCCAGTTATCAACCATCTTTTCAAATGGCAGCGTAGCACCTTCATGAAGTTCACCAGAAAAATATTTAACTACCTCATCGTAGTAATTATCTGGTGACTTAATTTTTAAGTGTTCAGTGTCATCACGTTGAGCAAAATAGTTTTGTATCTGGGCTTCGTCAATAATTAACTTCTTTGCTTTATCTTCTAATGACATTTAGCGTAAGCCTCTCTTAAAATATGTGTTGCCTTCATTAACCTAGCACGATCATGCTCTGACAATTCTTTTCCATTAGCAATATCCATTGCTGCAATAGCCACCAAAAGAGTTTCACTTGATATAGCCTTTAACACTGCATAGGGATTGAAGGCTGCTTTAACAGGCTTCAAGTCACCAATACGATTTGGGATTATATCATCAAAACTTAATCCAGCGAACTCCAAGACATCTATAGCACTACAGCCAGCAAAACAATTTACTAATACCCTAGAGTCTGGAAGTAATTTAATTCCTAATGATGCTGATTTGTCATCATGTGCTGGACATAAACATTGCCATTGATTGCTACCTGTACTGTAAACCTTTTCAAACCTACCTAGAATTTCATTAATTTCCATATATTACTTTCTTCTTTATTATTATCTAATATTTTCTTTTCTTTTCTTTTATTATCTAATCTCTTCTCTTCTACTCTACTCTCTTCTGGCATAGAGTTAGTATAGAGTTCGTCTAGAGCTTCGTGTAGTTCCTCATCTATCCAGCCTTTCAGACGAGTTAGCATCATTTTGATATACTCTGGCTCTTTGCGTAATCTAAAGCAAATTTTCCTAATATCTGGTAGTTCGCCAGTACCCTTTTCAGAAGCTAAACACCATAATTCAAATAGAGTTGCCTTCTCTTCTGCGTTTAAACCATGCCAATCTGGATCGTTTAAGATCTCACGACCATAACATTTAAACCAAACCATAGACCCTTTGTTGCGATAATGCTGGAATTTAGTCCAATTCCTTATTTTCATACATAACTCCAAGTTAGTTAATAACTGCCTATTTTTTAAGCAGATGTCTGGGAAATCCAGTGAAATCAAGCCTAGCAAAAATAAATACAAAAAGCAACATATTTATTAAAAAGAATTATAAATTATTTTCTATAATGCTTGTATATTTTTTTTAGAATTGCTATAGTTCTTTTCAAGCAGTACATTTTTTTAACTAAGGAGTAAATAAAAATGGATCAACAATATTACGAAACTGTAGCTAAACATGAAGAGTGGCTTCAAGATCAAGCTGCTCTTTCTAAAATAACATACGATGTTTATTGCCAGTCTATTGCGCACAAAACATTTTATGTGGGCAGCGTTACAGCTGATAAAAAATCAGAGTTTATAGCTAACACGCATTATGACGCTAATAAATTAATTTTTTGGAAAAGGAGTCTTTAATTGAAATATATTATTATTCCTGTGGCTGTGTATTTGTACGCAGCCTTTGTGCTGTACGTTGTATTTCCTTATTTAATTAAACTTCATGGAGGATTTTAATGTTTAATATTGACGATCCTAAATGGCAAAAAAAGTTTACACAAAAGGGTTATATTCTGATATTCTGTTATTTAATAATTTTTTGGAGCTACTTTATATGGCGAATAATTTAAATGAAATCATTGCTATTTTACAGAAAGCAACTGCTGAATTGCAGTTAGCCAATGATGAAGCTGATGCAAGAGAACTTGCAGAATTACAAAATTACAACAAGACTAAGGAGTCTAATGATGAGCAATAAAGACAGTGGTATCGTACTTATTCATGGCAAAGAATATAAAACAGTTGCCAAACGTGTTCAAGAGTTTAGAAGGGATTATCCAGACTTTTATTTAACTAGTGAAATTATCCAGATGGATGCAGAGCAATGCGTAGTTAAGGCTTATATTGGTATGCATAATAAAGATGGAACATCATCTGTTTACGCAACTGGTCATGCACAAGAATTTAAGAATGCATCTTTTATTAATAAAACATCTTATGTTGAAGTGTGTGAAAGTTCAGCTTGGGGTAGAGCTTTAGCAAATTTTGGATACGCTGGATCTGAGTTGGCATCTGCTGATGAAGTTGCTAATGCTATAGCAAATCAAAATACAAAAGCAAAAGTTGTATCTGCTGTTGATGGAAAGGATTTTCTATAATGGAGCAACGTACAGACGCTTGGTTTCAAGCTAGGCTTGCAAAATGCACAGCCTCTCGTATTTCAGACGTGTTAGCTAAAATTAAAACTGGCGAGTCAGCTGCAAGACGCAATTATAAAATTCAACTTGTGACTGAAAGATTAACAGGTAAGCGTGCTGAGGATGTATTTGTATCCACTGCGATGCAGAATGGAATTGATAGAGAGCCTATGGCACGAGATCTGTACGTTCAAAAGACTGGCAAGATTGTTACTGAGGTTGGCTTTATAGATCATCCAACAA